GACGATAACGCCAGAGCCATTTGAAACAACTATCGGAGTGCCTTGAATTTCACCTGACATAATTAAAACCTCTTGTTAATAATATTAATTATTCTACCGTATAATGTCAGATTTGAACACTATAGATAAATCCACGATATACCATCCGTTTTCATTTCTTCCTACATTCCTGCTGCCGCTTAATATAAAAACAGTTTGAGCGCCATTTGTAAACGTATCGCCATGCCGATAATTGGCAAGTATCAGATCCACAGTCACCAGCGCGGTCTTAACGCTAACTCCGGATTTTGTGTAAACTGATATTTGATATATTCCTGGCGACTCATCAACTGAATCCTTGCTGATAACATCCTGTTCACCAAATAGCGTTGTTAAATCTATAAACTGACTGCCACCATCTAGCTCAGGGTTAAAATCAGAATTCTCATGAGCTATCGGCAACTCCAAAGCTAGGTCGATAACCGACTGAGTTAATGCCTTGTGTATTTCGTGATAAGCCATTATATCGCCTTAAATACTTTTTGTAATGTTGAGCCCCATTTTAAAAGTGAAACTCTCACCATTCCTTGAGGGGCTTGCTTGGAGAACCCTTGCGAGTTTGTTTTTTCAGTATCTTCCGATCCGTAACCGCCGAACTCTAACTTCTCGATATACGGCAGGTTGTTATATAAAAATACTTTTTGATTTGTTACATCCTTAGGTAGTTGCTTGGCAACATAATTAGGGCCTTTATTGGCTTTTATGCCGCCAGTTTTATCCGTAACGTTCAGGCCAACAAACCAGTTACCCCTTGCTCTCCCAGTATCAACAGGGGTTGCCAATATTATATCGCCCCATATCTTGATAGCGGTTATTTTTATCGCTCTGTTTATTTTAAAGTCAGTTAAATTTTTGTTCTTTTCAAGCGCCTTTCTTAGCTCAGCACCTAACTGATCGGGCCTTATTGTTTTAGCCACGAACAACCACCTTCCATAATTGAGTAACACCTGCGTGATTAACTTCAAATATTTCAACAACAGTATGACCTATTCCTGAGAATGTTATTAAATCGATCATTAATGGAGTGACGCCATTATCAAGCAGTATCATTTTATCGGTTTGCTTTATGCGTTCGTCATCAATTAAGCTTGCGGCAACTTTAGTAACAGTTCCAACCACGTTTAAAATGTTTGTTGTAGCACCGGTGGTCTCACCCTCAACAGGATCAAACGCGCCGCCAGTTGTGCGGGTGATTTCAACATAGGTTTCGTCACCCAATGATTTTAATAATTCAGTTGCTGTAGCGCTAAGATCTAAGCTCATATTAAACCCTTGTCAAAATTCGCCCGTTAGAATTTAACTTTAACAGCGGTCTCAGCCACACGTTAATTCTATCTAAAGCGCCCGATCCGGTTTTGCCGCCTGAGAAATATGATATTTCAATCACATCAACTTTTTCACTTGATACGTTCTGCGATGCCGTATTGGTAATTAAATCGTTAGCGTTAGCATAAGCACCCGCCTCCATTTGAGCGTTTTTAAGTTCTTGAGGGATTACGTCATCATCAACAGAAAACCCATCGATAAACACGCCGCACCTTGGGAATTGCAACGAGTTAGCCTGTAGCGTCTTGTTTCCTTGGTATGACGCACGCATTGACTCCAAGAAGTCATTAGCAAGGATTAACTCTTTTTCTCTTGCTGTCTCATCAGATCCAACAGTTAAACCCCTAGTTGTTGCGTAATCCGTGTATTCAAGGTCGGTTACATACGAATTCGAATTAGCAACGCCTGTGCCATCTTCAATTATTAATGTCACTTATAAATCCTCTTTAATTACGCTTTGGTCAAAAATTAATAACCACATCAAGCAAAACTGATTCATGTCCTTTATGCTCATTTTTACTGGAGAGCTAACAACTCGATCACTGTCTCCGCCAACGTATAATTCACCACCATCAATAACAGCTATTAACCCACCATTATATACGCCTTTAATATCTTTCTTGTCGCTACCTTTAATATCTTCAGTTATATAACCTGAGTTATTATCACTCCCGAAGTTAGCTTGTATTACGTTATTCATTAAAGGCCCCTAATTAATTAGTTGCCAGTATAGCATTGTTGAGCGATTAAATAAAAAGCCCTAATTAATAGGGCTTTTGCATGTGTGCGTTATCAAATAAAATCTACTCAGGAAGATCTAGCTCTCCTTCGTACCAGGTCAACAGGCTAGTTATGTCTTGAGGCATATCATCAAGGGATGTAATTCTAAACAAATACTCTGTATCTCTCTTTAGTAGCTTTTCTCTGCCAATTACAGCGCCGGACGTTCCTTGTCCTTGAATCGATTGATTTCCAATTAAATGATCAGGAGCAAAAACAAGAGTTCCATCAACCGTAACTGTAGCTCCAACAATTATTTGAGATAGTCCAGTAACGGGGTTTATTGCTGATGCGTTTTGATAAGGAACGGAGGATCCACCCGTAAATGTTGGGGCCTCAAATATTTCAGCCGTAACCCCGTCGCCCGTATATCCAATAACTCGGCCTTTTAATGCCACTGGAAGTGCGCCAGTTTTAAATATGGTATCGTTTGATGCTCCACCGCCAACAGCAGTAAGAATCGTAGAGCCTTCATGCTCTACGCCATTTTTTGAATTGGCCTCGGTGTATGATTGAACTGTAATGGCTCTAGTTCCTAAAACCAAGCCGCCCAAAAACGATCTAGCCACTCCGGTTAGAAAATTATTTATTCCAGCCATGACATTCTCCTTAATTAAAAGCCCCTTCCGGGGCTGGTGTTATTTCTTGTGTTTCTTGCGACTCATAACATTGCACTCATGGAGCGAGGCTTGCTTTTGGTCAATTTCAGATTTGTACTCTTTTTGCAGATCTTTAATAGCATCTTCGTGTTTTGAGATTTCTTTGGCGACTGCTGCGTTGTGCTCGTCGACTGTTAATTCTTTCTTAGCCATCATTTATCCTTATTAGCCCGTTGATATTATCGCGGGGCTATAGTTGGTTAGCCGTTTGTTTTCAAAATGGCTAGTGGAACGTTTTTGCGCTCCCACTTACGATCCCAGTTAGCTGCGGTTGCAAGCTCAGCCAACGTGGCGGACTGGCCAGCAACTGACGCAGACAAGAACGAGAAACCTAATGGGTGGATAATGTCAGCACGACGAGAGAATAAAGATTCTTCACCGCCACCATCGCCAGCCGTAGGATCTCTATCAATCTCGCTTGGCATATTGACGCGACCCTCACCAGACGCAATCGCACCAACACCAAAGATGATCGAGGTGTAAGTAATACGGTTAGCACCTGCCACAGCAGGTAACGAATCATCAACAACGACACGCTTACCACCGTAAGTTGCAAACAAGGTGTTATTATCTGCGTCACGAACGAAATCAATTAACTGTTGCTTTCGTAGGTTAGCAAACGGCACCGAATGCATAGCAATAACACTAAAGCCTGATTGATGATCGCCGGCAGTTTGCTCTGCGTCAATGATAGCGTCTGCGCTAATTAATTCACCATCAGCAGGAGCGCCAACATCATCAGTCGCGATGTCAACAATCATATCTCCACTATCATTGGCTGCGTTGTCTGCTGCAATACCAACTATTGATTGAATCAAACGGCGCTCGTTGGTGGTCGCCCAATATTCGCCAATACGATTTGTAATGGCAGCAGACGGGTCAGCCAAAGCCAAATCGACCGCCAGATCCATAACAGACCAGGAGTTGTTCTGACTAGCAAGACGGAAAACCATCTTTTCAGAAGTGATTTTTTCGGGCGTTGATTTATTTGCAAAAACGTCAGTGCTATAATTGGGCTCATTAGTACCTAACGGCTTAAAGAAAGGCAGCTCACCGATATTGCCGCCCACACTTGCCATTGAGCTTAATCGGGGGTCATTTACCATTACGCCGGACACTAAGAACGCGTTCAGCTCGATTTGTTTCTCTTGTTCCGCCTGCGAAAACGTAAGCGGGTTGTAAATATCTGCTAGTTGTACAGTTGCCATGATTTATTGTCCTTGGTTTAATCGCTGGTATTCAGCGGGATTGCTATTTGCGAGAATAGTTTTCTCGGTTAGCGTCCATTCTTTAAAGGGCTTAGTTTGTCCGCCGCCACCGCCACCACCAGCGTCACCGCCTGAGTTGTTCGGAGCGTTACAAAATGCCTTACCCTGATCTGTTTGTGACCATTCAGTCACGTGATCGCTTAGCGATTTATCACCTATCATGGCTTTGCCTTCGGTGATGATTGCGGAGCCATGCAAAATAGCAATAGCACCTGCTTTTAAATCCTTATTAATATTCACTCCGTCGAGCGCGGCACTTAAGCCATTATCAATAAGTAAAACTTTTAACTGAGCCTCGGCAGTGTCACCGCGCTCGTTAGACTTGACAAGCTCAGCACTATGAGCATCAAGTAACAGCTGCTTTGCGTCAGTGTAGCTTTGTGCATCTTCGGCGCTTTTAACATCTGCATTAGACTTAAACTGCTTTAATGCCTCAAGCTCTGCCGCTGATGCCGTTCCGTTGTCCTTACTCAACTGCAATTTAGCTAATAGGTCAGCGTTTTTATCAACAAGACCCTTACCAAGCCCGTTGATTGCCTCGATTTGCTCAGGCGTTAAGCCTTCAATTTTATCTAATCCGTTTAACATGGTATCGATACCCTTTGGGTTAATTAAGCCGCTTAGCAGCATTAGCTTGTATTATAACGCAATATTACAATCAATCATAATAAGGCTTGTAATGGTGCCAATGGTGCTATATTCTAATGCCAATGATGACAAATAA